CGACGACTTAGAAGAAAGAAGGAAGATAATCGCATGAACCAGTTAGTGCCCGCCCAACCTATGCTGCCCACGAAGGACGAGTGGGCATTTCTGAAAGAGCAGGCCGCAATGGCTGTGAAAAGCGGCTTGCTTCCGCGCGCTGTTGATACCGCCGAAAAGGCGACGATCATCGCACTCAAAGGCCGCGAGATGGGCATACCGCCGATGCAGGCTTTCAGTCACATCCACGTGGTCGATGGAAAGCCGACGATGAGCGCGGAGCTGATGCTCGCGCAAATTTACAAACACTGCCACGGCGCCATCATCAACTACCTCTCTAGCGATGATAAGAAATGCGAGATTGAGGCGACCCGCCCAGGCCACAAGATGGCGAAGTTCGCCTATACGATCGACGAGGCGCGCCTGGCCGGACTTCTGAACAAGCATAATTGGAAGTCGTACCCGGCGGCGATGCTCCGGGCCCGCACTATCGCGATCGTAGCCCGCGCGGTCTTCCCGGACGCGATCCACGGCGTATCGTACACCCCTGAAGAGTTGGGCGCCGAAACGGATGATGAGGGACAGGTAGTCGTGTTGCCGCCATCGAGTCCGAAACCAGACGCCCAATCTGAGCAGAAGCCCGCCGCCGAATCCGCTCCTGCGAAGCCTCGCGGCCGTAAAGAAATCGGCATGGAAATCCTCGCCGCCGGCAATGAGCTGAACCTCTCGCCGCCTGAAGTAGAAAAATGGGCCGAGGAGGATTTCAAGAAGCCGGTTAAGGAGATGTCGATAGATGAGCTTGAGAAGTTCCTGGGCACCCTTCAGGAAGAGATCGGCCGGAGGAACGTCGCTGTATGAAAGCTGGAATCGTAGAGTTCAACGAGCTGCAGAACGAGCTGGCGGTTCTTGTTGCCCCCACCCTCGAAGTCAAGGTAACAGACGCCGTCTCTAGCGCCCGCGCGATCGATGCCGCGAAGCAGGTGAAGAGCCTGCAGAAGCGAATCGAGGATCAGCGGAAAGCCCTAGTCGGTCCATTGAACGACCGCGTGAAGTCCATCAACGATTACGCGAAGACGATTGTGAATCCGCTCAACAACGCCGAGACGCACCTAAAGCGCGAGCTCGCGAACTACGAGATGGAGCAGGAGAAGATCCGCCAGGAGAAGCTCCGCGCCGCTGATGCCGAGCGTAAACGCCAGGAAGAGGAACTGGCCGAGAAGCAGCGCAAAGAGCGCGAGCAGCTAGCGGTGGTCCAGGCCGAGGAGGCTACCGCCGCCGCCATGTTTGGCGAGGATCCGACAGAGCCGGTGATAGACCGCACCACCGCTCTCGAGGAGCGCCAGGCCATCGAGCAGGCGAAGCTCACCCAGGAGGCGAAGGCTAACGAGTACGACATCAAGCGCGAGAACGGCATCAGCGGCGCGCGCAAGACCTGGAAGTGCGAAGCGATCGACCTGAATGCCGTGCCGCGCGAGTTTCTTAAAATCGAGCTGAACACCCAAGCAGTCCTTGCGGCTGCGCGCGGAGGGGTAACAAGCATACCCGGCGTGCGTTTGTGGCAGGAAACCACAGTTGCGATCGGCCGCAATACTTATGTCCCGGCGCTTGCCGGATCTCGCACGGAGGGCGCATGAGCCGGAACTTCGACAGAGCCAGAATTGCTAAAGCGTTTGAATTGCTCCGCTTCCATATTGAGCATGCGGAGAAAATTCTACAGGAAAGTTGCCCCATAGAGGTCGAATACAACGGGATGTTCTGGAGTGCGCGAAACAAGCGTCTTTGGAGCGTCTCAAAGGACAAGCCCCTGATGGAGCTTTCGGTTTCTGAGAGGCTCGCATCGGCTCGTCTTATTCCTGGGTTTCTTGAAAAGGCTAAGGCTGATACGGAGCAGTTTTGCCGAGATGTCGAATCGGTCCTGGAACCTAAGGATGTGGCAGCTGGGGAACGTGATGGACAGATCGGATAAAAAATCCAACTGGAAGAACCTTGGTGGGGGCCTTCGCCTTTATATTCCCGCCAAAACTATTTATGCCGTCAAAGCATTCCGATATCTCGGTATTCCTCCGCTTTCCCATTGCTATGGACCTATCTCTGAACGCGAGGCCCGGCGTCTCCTTCCGGCCACCATCGAAAAATGGAAAGAGATGCACTTGAACCTCGGCGCGGCCGAGAAGGGTTCAAATGGTGAAAAGACCATCGCCGAGATCATTCCTCTTTTCCTGAAATACGAGACACCGAAGAAGAGAAAACGCACACAAGAGAATCACCGGCAGATCTATGCGGACATCGGGCGCTTTTACGGCGATCTGAAATTCAGTGACCTCACCGAAGAAATTTATGACGATCGCCTTGAAGAGACGGTTAAACCTGAGAAGGCCCGGCAAGCCGAGGAGCGCATAGCCGGCGGCAGGGGAGGGAGGGCCAGGAAAACATTCGTTTACCTTGCCGTGCACCTGAATGCTCTCGCGCGATGGGCTCATCGAAAAAAACACACGCCACAGCTTGTTAAAATCCCTTTGGCCGATGAATACGGGAAGCCGGGACGCGCAATCGACCATGAAACCGCCCGGGCCCTGTTCCGCGAAATGAATGAGGACGGGAAGGACATGTACGCCCTGGGCTACCAGGTTTGTATGCGCCGGAACGAGGCCCTGAAACTCAGCTGGGAGCGCTTTGATTTGAAAACGGGAAAGATTACGCTGCGCCCCGAGGATGTCAAAACGGGGAGCCGCACCAAACGGGGCCGTGAACTTATCGTGGGGGACGAAGTGCTTCAGCGCTTCCGGGCTCGCTACGAGCGCCAGGCTGGCCTCAATTCGCCTTGGGTCTTCCCATCGCCGCGTGATCCACAGAAGCCGCAATCCTCGGTAAAAACCGCCTGGACGGCCGCCAAGCGTAGGGCCGGGATCCAGGGGAGACTTCGGTGGCACGACCTTCGGCATAGCGGGCTCACTTACCTGCTTTTGGTTTGCGGTCAGGACATCGTGAAAGTCTCGGAATATGTGGGAACAAGTGCTCGAACATTGCAGCGCGTCTACCTGCACGCCCGCCCGGAACACACGCGGGAAGTAGGGGAAGCGATTCGGTTTGCTTAGAAAGTGCCGTGGGGCACATAAAAAGGAGTGGGAAATGGCAAAAAAATGTGGCAGTAAGTTACCAGAATCTCTAAAGAAGAGGGCGCGTAGCTCAGTTGGTAGAGCACCACAATGGCATAGCGCAGCACCCGCAAAACGAAACTCCCTTAAAAACAAACTTCATTTTTCCGCCGATGCGGAAGTCATAGAGATTCCCGATGGTTGGGAGCCTGTGCCTGCGATGCGCATGGTGAACGGCAAGCCTTCACTCTTCCGCGTCCTGCTCAGAAGACCCCCCAAACGCTTAGAAAATGCTTTGAAAGCCCGGCCGCGCCGCCGTTCGGCCTGATCTGACTCTGGGAGGGGAAGATCATGGCCGAACGCAGTAAAGATAAGCGGCTACGCCGCGCGCTAAAGCAGGAACTCTGCTGTGCCTGTGGCACGGCCGGAACCGATTTTAATCCGGTAGATCCGGCCCACGTCCGCACGTTCAAGGTTACCCAATCCGACCACCCGGCTAATATCATCCCCCTTTGCCGCCACTGCCACCGCCTTCAGCATTCTGAGGGCTGGGATAGTTTCCTTCGCTCCCACCCACCGGTCCTGCAGCTCCTAGAGCACATGGGCTGGGAAATCTCCCTGCATCCGTTCCAGAAAGGGAAGCTGATTCTCTCCCACCCGGAGGTGGCCCATGGCTACGCAGCTAAGTAACAAGCCCGGGAAAAAACCAGGCCGACTGCTCCGCTTCATGGATGACTACGAAGACGATGAAATCAGTTTTGAGAAATACAAGAACGCCCATCGTGGAGTGGTGCTGGAAATCCACACAAAACGCCGAGCTGTGACCGGATTCAGGGAAGTTAAATGCGAGTACGGCCACCAGCACCTAGAGCCGGTCAAAGAGAAGCTGGAAATGGCTCATCTCTACTTCGATGAGGCCGACATACGCAAACTCAGGGACTTTTTAAACGACCACAAGTGGCTTGGAGGTTCTCCAGGATGAGTCAGCAACGACCGAAAACAAAGGAGCAGAACGTGAGCGAAACGACAGCAGTAGTAGAGAACAAAACCGAAACCACGCCAGCAGAGGATGCGACCGCCGAGGCCGCACCCACGGAGAACGCCGAGGGCCAGACCCAGCTCTTCCAGGACGAGACGAAGGAAGAGGAGGAAATCCGCGAGGTTCTTATCCCCATGCAGCCCCATGAGGTGCTCGAGGCGGTCGACCGGATCGTGGTGCTGAACCAGGAGGTAAACGAGCACGAGCAGGAGCTTGAGCGCGAGAAGTCGCGGCACAAGGAATCAAAAGACAAGATCACGGCGAACATCGACGCCGCCCGTCCGAAGCTCTCGAAACTGATCGAACTCACCGGCCTGAAGAAACGCCGGGAAACCACGAAGACCCGCAAGGTGATCAACTACACCACGAAGATGGTGCAGTGGTTCGTCGAAGGGGTAGATGGCCCGGTAGATGAGCGGCCCATGCTAGCGGGCGAGTACCAGGTGAAGCTTGCATTCCCGGATGGTGAGACTTCCGAAAACGCGGACTCAAATGAGGCGGAAAAAACGGAAGTCCCTGAAGGCGATGCCCTTGGTGTTGATCCTTCGGAATTTGACGAGGCCGAAGGCGCGTGAAGTCAATCACGATAGGAAAGTTCCCCCTCCCGCCCTCGAGCAACCACCAGTATTTCCCTCTGGTGATGCCCGGGAAGCGGTTCACGAAAGACGGGAGGCCAGGCAAGAACGCCGGCAAATTCGTGGCACGATCCGTGCCGACGGACGCGCTCAAGACGTTTAAGTTTGCGATGGCGAACTGGCACATCTCCCGCGCGCGCCTAGCGCAGCAGGCGCACCTCTTCGTGCTCGAGTGCTTCGCCAGGAAGAACTTCGTGCGTCTGGATACCTATTGGTGCCTGCCGAAGGGGGAAATTTTCTATCAAAACGGGAATCCAAAGAAGGAAGACCTATTCAACCGGCTAAAGGCGTTGCACGACGAGTTCTGCGCCATCGCCGGCTTCGACGACTCTCGCATTAAGGCCGGATACGCCGAACAGCTGGGCATCGAGGGCCCGAACGCCTTCTCGTTCGTGGTCCTAAGCGAGCACAGGTTCAGGATGATCAGCGAGTACAAATTCGGGGAAATACCCAAGTAGGAGCCGAATATGGCGAAGAGACTGACAGATACTGGAAAGTGGACTAACCCAGCATTTCGTGCTCTTCAGGCGAAGTTCAAGCTTCTCTATCTGTATATCCTCGACAACTGTGATGCTTCCGGCGTCATGCACTTAGATTTAAAGCTGATCGGATTCATTCTTTCCCAGCGGTATTCGATCGATGAAGTTCAAGCGGCCTTTGAGAAGCGAATCGTTTTTCTATCTGAAGACAAGATCATCGTCAGAAATTACATCGCTTTTCAAAATGGAGACGTAGTGAAAGCTGAAAGCAATATCGCCAAATCGGTAAAAGCCACTCTTAACAGTCACGGCCTCCTTGATCGTTATAAGAAGGGAGAATTTGGAAATGTCAACTCAGCAATCGCACTTTGGGATGGGTAAGCCATGGGGTGGCCATGGGATGGCTTATCGACGCGGCATCCCTATAGGAAAGGATAGGAGAGGAAGAGGAACGGAGAAGGAAAGGAATAGGAATGGATAGGCTAGGAAAGGCAAGGAACGGAAGAGCGGAGAAAATTGTGGATAACTCCGGGGTGTCGCAATGACGACAAACTGGGTGGTTATCTTCGGCCCCGTCGAGTGGGAGTGGATCACGAAGCTGGGGTCGAGCTATCACGACCCGGAGGAGAAGCGTGTCTTCTGGGAAACCGTGAAGGCGAAGAAGGAGGCGGATCATGCTTACAGCGTATTCACCGACTTTCCACGTGATCACATCAATCCTCCAGTGTCCGGGAAGGTGAACGCCGATGATCTCCGCATATGCCGAGAAATCATTGCGATGATCGAGGCTTCAAACCGCAAACGGAAGGAATCCGATGCGACGCCCGAACAAGAAAAAGTCACGAAGGAGCAGCAGGAGCTCGGTGAACTTATCGATCTTGGCGCTCACCAGTTTCAAATGTGCCTATGGCCCCGCAGGAAAAGCAGCGCATGACCATCTCAATCACCCAAGGAGGAATCGCAGTCATGGAAAGACGTTACAGTAAAGGCGAAAATATCTGCTACACGCTCATCGAGAAGAATTATTATCGTGACTACGGAAGCAGGGCGTATACACCGCATCCGAAGGAAATTAAAATTTGCGCTACGTTCATCGAGTATGTCGGCGAGCGCAGTGCGCGGATCCTCATTCACCGCACCGATGGCCGGGAATCAGTCGAGAAGACAGTTCCCATCCGTAACATTTCCCCAAAAATTGCCGTCATAAGTTCATAGAAAGGAAACCTAAATGAACCCAGCAGATAGAAACACCAGGCATCCCGTGAAAGACATGAAGCTGAGCCAGGCCGGATTTGACCTCATAGCGTATTGGGAGGGCGTTAAACTTAGAGCGTACTTCGATAGCGTCGACCGCGCGACAATCGGCATCGGCCATATCGAGGGAATCACGGACGCGGACGTTGAGCGAGGTCGCACCTGTACCATGCAAGAGGCCTACCAGTGGTTCCAGTACGACGCCGAGGACAAAGCCATGAAGTATATGCGCCTCTGGCTGAAGGTTCCTCTCTCTCAAAATGAATTCGACGCTATTACCTCTTTCGTCTTTAACCGTGGATGCGGCCGGTTCAGGAATGGAGGCATGGGAGAGGCGCCGATTCTTCCCATTCTTAATGCCGGAGACTACAACGGAGCCGCCATGCAACTTCTTAAGTTCAACTGGGCTGGTCCGCATAAAGAATATCTCCTCGGACTAGACCGTCGCCGCCACGCTGAGTGTGCCCTGTTCCTTGGTGAACCATGGGAGAGGTTCAAGACATGGCGGCCCTGAAGCACCTGGAAAACGTGAAAGCCTATAGGAGTAAAAGATGAAGATAGAGATTAAATGCAGGTTCAGCGGCAAGATTCTTTTTGAAACCGAGGCGGAATCCATCCGTGCAGCCGTAGAGATCGCGGTTTCTAAAAAAGTAATATTAAACGGCGCGAACCTCGGAGGCGCGAACCTCGAAGACGCGTACCTCAGAGGCGCGAACCTCGAAGACGCGTACCTCAGAGGCGCGAACCTCGGAGGCGCGAACCTCGGAGACGCGTACCTCAGAGGCGCGAACCTCGGAGGCGCGGACCTCGGAGGCGCGGACCTCAGAGGCGCGAACCTCGGAGACGCGTACCTCAGAGGCGCGAACCTCGAAGACGCGAACCTCGGAGGCGCGAACCTCGGAGACGCGAACCTCGGAGACGCGTACCTCAGAGGCGCGAACCTCGAAGACGCGAACCTCGGAGGCGCGGACATCAGAGGCGCGAACCTCGAAGAAATAAAGAAAGACTTCCTAGCGGTCCTCACGGCAGCCAAGAACGAGGTAGTTGGGCTCTATAGGGCGCTATTAGAGGGACGCGTAGACGGTCGAATGTACGAGGGCGAGTGCTGCTGCCTGAAAGGCACGATCGCAAACGTCCGTGGCTGTAGTTTCAAGGCTCTCGGGGAAGGCGTGCTTGAGCCCAGAGCAAGTTCGCCGGCCGAGCGCTGGTTCACAGGGATATTCAAGGGCGATACTCCGGCGAATAATCAGATCTCCGCGATCACGAAAGAATGGACCGAGGAGTTCATGAAAGAGAACGGAATTCCTGTGCCCGTGATGACGGTGAGTTGGGTGGACGCCAGCGGGAGTAGGGCATGACTTGGCTAGGCATATTCGGGATATTCATGGCGATCCTGGTTTACGAACTGGGATTTGAACTGGTTAACGAAGGTACTGCGAATTTTATGGGCTCAATTTTCATTGCCGCAGGAGTGGCCATATTTATCGCTGCGCTTAGGTGGGGGTTTTTGTGAGTAACAAAGGAGAAAAAATGGAAAAAAAAATTTGGGTTCTATCTGTAGATTTCGACGGCGGAGACGGAGCGGATCTTTTCAAGATCCCAGAAAACGGATCTGAACTAGATGAATGGAAAGAGCGCATCGGCGCCAACTTTACCGAGTTGCTGTTCGCCTCATATCCTCCGCCGAAGGTAGAGGTGAAGGCTCTTACACCTGAAGAGTGGGCTGAAGCCGAGAGAGTTGGGGCAGGCGAATCATGACCTACCTAGAGCGACTTAAGGCCCGGGGAGAACAAGGCGAGCTAGCCGAGGTAGCGGCGAAGATGGCGGAGGCGCTGGCATACTATCGAGGAGTGAACGCTGTACTTAAAAGACACTTTGCGCCGCCACTTAGCAACGAGCTAAAAGTTGAAACATTCTATAGGCCAATAGCCGATGACGCCCTCGCAGCGTTCGAGGCTTACCTGGATTGGGAGGGGGAGTAGGATGGGTAGAGTTATACACAAACAAACGCCAGAGACGTATTACTTCCCAATGCCCATCTGCTGGCAGCGGGGCGGAGCGTATATGAAGATTTCTCCGAAGTGGAAACGGGTTACTTGCAAGAAATGCCTATACCAGAGGCGAGGTAGAAGCAAAGTGAGGAAGCCGTGACTCCATCAAAGCGCGAGGAGCATCCGAGATATCAAATATTAATTCCCGGTGGATACACGATCCATTCCCATGTGGGAGGGGAAAAGGTTGATGAATCTCATATAACGGTAGCAATGCGGATAGATGGAAACAAAGCCCCCCCAGCAGACCCAATTTATATTTCCCTCACCGAAGCCCAGAGCATGGTCGAGGAGGCTAGGCGGGAGGCGAGGGCGGATATGATTAGGGAGATGCGCGAAGAGGGCTATCGCTGTACATTTGGCGACTACGACGGATCAATGGATAAAGGCTGGTTCTATTCCGTGGCCGAGTACATGGAGGACAAGGACGCTAAAGCCAAATCCGCCCGTAAGCCGGATGGGAAGGCGGGGACAACTACGTGTACGCACGGCACTCCGACAGATCAACGCTGGGAATGGTGTAATGCCGCCGCTACCAGTAATCCGGAGTGGGAGTGAACTATTTCTATAAATACATTTTCGGTGTGGCCGCAAAAAAGCACTGCGAAAAAATCGAAATTTCGCACGATGAAGTGAAAAGGAAGTCTTTCATGGAAGGTGCGGAGTGGGCCGCGAGGTACTTCGTGCGGTGCCTTGAGGTGAATTCGAGGGAAGATGCTTCCACTGAGAAATTTCTGGATAAGTTCCGGGTAGCAGATTTGAGAGAGGCCTTAAACACGCTGATGAAGGAGACCAAGGGAGCAACGATAGAAAGAACGGATGGGGAGGGGCATGAAGAGGATTCATAAGCGCAGCAGGCAAAAATCGTTTAACGGTGAATGGTTTGTTGCTCCGATTTGCGGAGTCCAAAACAAAACATTCGCATACGGAGCCAGCACAGATTGGAAAAATGTTACGTGCCTGAAATGTCTAAACAAAAAGGAGAAAAAATGAGCAATAAAGATCAAAAAATCCAGGTGTCTGTGGGCTGTACTGATTTCCTCATTAGCGAGGTGGAAAGCCTGCGTAGGCAAAATGAACTGCAAGGCGCACAGCTTCGTATTGTCGATAACTTTTTCGGAATGATAAATCGGATTGGCGACAAACCAAGTCAAGGCTTTGGAACAGATCCGTTCTGGCAGGCGAAACAGGAAATCAGGAAAGCCACAGATGAGGCCAATACCGTAGCGGGCCAGCCATGACCACATCAAAGCGCGAGGAGCATCCGCCGAGGTTGATAGTCCCAAGAAACGAGGTTTTCGCCCAAGGGGGATTTGGAACCTACTTCGCAGTTTGGAACCCCGACGAACCATTTGTTACACATCCGATTGAGGATATAGAATACCTCCCCCTCTCCGAGGTTCAGAGCATGGTCGAGGAAGCCAGGCGGGAGGCGAGGGAAATCGGAAGGGCGGATATGCTGCAAGAGCTTTCCGATGAGATCGACGCAATGGGATGCAGTAAGGCGATGTTTTCGGTGATAGAGTTAATGCTTAGAGAAGATAAAATCAGAGAGAAAGCCAAATCCGCCCGTAAGCCGGAGGGGAAGGCGGGGACAACTACGTGTACGCACGGCACTCCGACAGATCAACGCTGGGAATGGTGTAATGCCGCCGCTACCAGTAAGCCGGAGGTGGAGTGATGGAGTTTAGATGGAAGGAAATATCCAGGGCGGCCTACGCCGCTTTGAATATCAATGTGGAAACCGGATGGAAAACATTCGGTTCGGTTACAGATATTTACGGAGAATTTGGAACTCCATTAATCATGACAGAGTGGGGAATCAAAGATGCCGACTTTCCTATGGTGAAAATGGAAGTAAATCCAAAAGACCTATCAACCGCTAAATTCTTTATTGCTTACTGGTATGAGGTGCATCCATGACCACCAAGCGCACCGATGCAGAGGCGGCGGAGAAGTTTGAATCTGACTGGCATCACAGTAGGTTTGCGTATTCCAAAGACTACACCCCTAAATCGGCATTCCTTGCCGGAGCCGCTTATGCCCGCACCGAGATAGCCGAGGATCTTCCGGAGGAATGGAAGCCTGGAATAGAGGTCTTCCCAGAGATTGCTGGGAGAGCCAGGGAAATCCCAGTAGAGCCGTTTGTTGAAGTGCCGGTAAAGAGGCTCACCGAGATGGCAGAGGAGGCTAGTGAGCGAGCGCGTGAGCATAAAGTGAACGTGGAGATTTACAGCGAGGAGATCAAATCCCTCCGCTCCCATCTCGCCGCCGAACGCGAGAAGGTGAAGGAGGAGCTGCGGCAGGTGAGGGATACGCTGCATGATTCCATTCATTCAATGAAGCATCCAGAAGAGACAGATTGGTTGCGCGGATCAATTGAGCTATGCAGAGAAGCCATCGCCCTGCTGGATAAGATGCTGGGGGAGAGGTGAGCAAGTTTTGCAATAAACACCCAAAGGAGAAGCTCGTAACGACAGAATGCCATCGGTGCCGTGGCGACGGAATGGTGGAAGACGACGACAACCTACCTTGGGAGCCAGCGATAGTAAGGTGTTGGAGCTGCGGCGGATCAGGAGAATCCTGGCCTTTCTGCGAGCTTTGCGAGGATGAAGCTCAGTACGAAGAGGAGCGGGCGGATCTTGAGGCGGAACGAAGGCTTTGATCGTTAGCGCGTCCGAAGCGGAGAAGGGGGAAGTGTGAAGCCCCGCACCGACTCTCCGCCAACGCCCCTCTGCTACCCTAGGCCATGACCTCACGATACCGCACCAGGTTCATCCCCGAGTTCCCTATTTGGAAAGAAGAGGACGGCTTCTACACCTGCGAGAAAGATGCTCTGGAGGCCGTTATACGCTCCGAGGGCGTCGATGAGGAGCTTACCAAGCGAAGGATGGGCCACGGCCATCCCCTCCTCGCCCAGGCCCTCTCAGGAGTGCGGCTGACTCGTTACGAGGTGCAGATGGTCGAGTGGGGGATATCGAGGGAAGGTAAGCCGCGGATAGGCGACTTCGCAGGGCTGGCTACCGGCCCCGGTGACTACTAGAAAACGCCAGGCAAAATAAAAAGGCGGTCGGGAGAAACCGGAACGGAAAGTTCCCGCCCGCATTCACGGCCAGGGCGATAATCACGGCCGCGCGCGCCGGATCCCTTTCCCTGGTAGCCCGCCAGATAACGACAAAGAGGGCGAAAATAGCGGCCGGCAATCCTAAAGAATGTGCCAGCTGGAGCCAATCTGAGTGAACCTGCAGCCAAGTTCCTGGATAGTCAATTTTCCAATGGGGATAGAGTCCGGCCCATGATCCTGGCCCCCAACCCATGAAAGGACGCTCCAATATACCTCGCCACGCAGCGGCCCACGGGAGATGCCTTCCGTTCACGGAGAGGAACGAGATCCCAGGTTTTAGCGCCCAGGCGGCCGTGAGCGCCGCACCACCGGCGAACATGAAGCCGAACGCCCACTCCCTTCGACTGGCCTTCCATAGCGCCACCACGGCGCTTAAACCGAGGGCTGCGCATGCCATTGTGGAATTGCAGGACAATACCGCTACCATACCTATCGCCGCCTCGAGGCGAGACCACCGCATCCAGGCCCACGGTACCAGCGCAGACAAGAAAGCGCCCAGAAGAGTCGGATTTCCCATGGTGCCATGTCCCGGAAAATCGAATCCCCGGAGGACAATCGTGAGGGGCCCGCCGGCCCCCAATACTTGAAGAACTGCCAGTATCGCTTGCAAGAGAAACGTAACCCTCAGCGCAATCCATACCGCGGCCTCTCGCCCACGGAGCAAGCATACGAGGGCCGCCATCGCTATCGGAAAAACGACCTCTTCGTAGCCGTAGGCATCTCGGCCCAAAATGGCCCACCACACCGCCGACCATGCCCATACGCAAGCCAAAGCCCACCCATAATCTTTGGCGATAAATCGTGCACCGATTGGCGCGAGTGCTAGCACGGCCATTTCTATACGCGCCTCGCGAAACGGATCACCACCGAGGCCGGGAACGTAAGCGTTCATCATGAGAAAAACGGCCGATAAGGCGCAGAGGCAAATAACCCAATCGACTTTGAAACGAGAATAGCCAAGCATCATTAGTTCGCCGCGGGATCAGAGGGAAAATCACGTAGATAGACGGGCTCCGGCGCGTATGCCCAATACCGCGTCATTTGATGGAAAAACTTGGCGATTTTCTGCTTGTCCTCGTAGGTGCATTTTCCTGGAGCATAGGAACACAGCTTTTCAATAATACTTTTCCAATCAGCAAAGGTTTCTACATAGGTGCAGACCATTGGATGGGAGAGATCTTCCCACATTCGATTGAACTCCGTGAGCGGCACATGGCGCTTTTCCATAGTGAGAGTGTGAAACTCGGCGGCCCCATCGCGACCAAGGGATCCCAGCCAGGTTGAATCCTTGAGCTGGACCTTGGCGCAGCTAGTGCTTAGTAGCAATGCCGTCCCAATGAATGATATCTCCCCAATCGTCCATGGCCTTTTCGACAGCCTTCTTAATTTCATCGGGGTTTCCTCTCTTATGCGCTTCCTGTAGGTCAGCCAGCGATTTCAATGTTGCGCGAAGTTCAGCGTCCGTTTGGATATCAATCACGATTGTGAGTGCGCCATCTTGCATGGCGAAAGAAAGCTTGCCGGCATACTTGTCCACGAGATGCTCAAAAATCTGCTTCACGACAGGAAGGGCGAGAGGTGGAAACTGCTCCTCAGCGAACTTTTCTATGACAGGAGCAGCAACGCCGGTGACGAGCATGGAGATGAGCTTATTTATAAAGCTCGCGAACGCATTCTCTTTCACCGGCGCACTGCCCACGGATTAGTTCCCCGGGATCGCTGGCGCGGCCGGGACATCAGCGGCAACACCGACCGCAGCCACATGCGCGAGAACCTCTTCCGAGGTGCGGCCGAAGATCTTGCCCAAGAATGCCGCCGCTGCGTCGTCCACCGGCGTCCCGGTCTTCTTGGTAAGTTTCACGATCTCTGAATATAGGTCCACCTTAGCAGACACGGCCAGTTCCACCTCGAGCTTGTCGTTGATATCCAAGGACAAGTGCCCGATTTTACCAATTGCTACGTCTACTTCTTTTCCTTCCAGCATGAAATTCTCCTTGGTTGATGTCAGTTTTTTTAAAAAGAAACGCCCCATGGGTAGCATAAGTCGAAGAATGACGAGCAGGAGAGAGACAGCAACATAGCTAACGTAGCCACGTATAGCATCAGCCACACCATGCCAAGCTTCATCTGATACCCTGAGAATCCATTCCCACAAGCCATTAGCTTGAAGTTCTACGTCTCGTCTGCCAAATGCTATTTGTGATGCCCATCCTCAAAGACAGAAAATTTCCCTTTGAGCCAGGCGAGACTCTCGCGGATTTCCGCCAGTTCCTTCAGGACCGTAGAATCCACCGTTTGAAGTTCCACACGAAGGGCGTAAATTTCCTTATCTTTTTGATCCATGGATTTCTCTAATGCGCGTATTCTCCACGCGAGCAGCTCCACGCGAACTATTCCGCCGACAATAAAAATAGCGATACCGACGAATACCTGCCACAAATCGACCAGCAGCTGAACTTTCTCTAACATTGGCCATCCATGAACCACCCACTCTCCTAGTTACTCATCCTGGTGCCGCTGAACTCCACGTATGCGCCCGTACTCTGCGAAGTTGTGTCGTTTACTTTCGCGCGGACCACATCCCCAACACTTAGGTATGAGCACCAGCCAACGTTCATTGGGTTGTCTGCGTTCGATGGAGTCATTGTTGCTCTGCGCCCCTGGGCATAAGTCATGGTGTAGACGCCAGTGGTTAGAGCTGAATCGTTTACAGTGATTCCGTAAACTCCAGCTCCAGCGCTTCTTGCGTCCGAATAGCTGAAGCACCAATTTCCTGCTGTATTGATCGTTATACGCGTTCCGTTGGTGGAGTTGTCTGCGATCGTGAAGCCAGGACCTACGCTCGCCCGAGTATTTGTGAAGCGCCGCACGTAGGTATCCGTGGAGCCAAGGCCGTTCCCAGTGTCGAGATGGAAATAGTCCCTCGGCGCTGTGAGCGTACCCGAACTTACGGAGGTCCAGCCGGAGATGGGGACACTAAACTCAAATGTAAAGTATGCGCCATTCGTAAACAGCGTAGATCCGTTTGATTTTACATACCCAGTGGAGTCAGTTTGCCAAGCAACGTAAACATTAGAAGTATCAGACCCATCATAGAAAATATTATTAGAAAACCCGTTTCCAGATGAAGCGTTGAAAATATTCAGCGCAGCAGAGGAAGACATTCCACGAGAAAATCCTAGATATTGGCCCTTGCTATTACTGGATAGTTTGGAGGCATCAATCTTCATTCCAGCAGGAAGCGCTAACGATGCAGTAGATGCTGCCACCGTCCCCATAATAAAAAATCCCCAGAAATGGGCAGTGTCCCCCACGCGTCTGTATTCATAGAAGGCATTTGTCGTAGTGCCAAACCCCGCAGACGGAGTTAACGCCGCACTTGAGTTTGTAATCCAATCACTCAAGCTCAGGATCGGCGAGGTGCCGCCGCCGGAGGACCAGCCGGAAATGGGGGCGCGAATCATTGCAACGACGACAGTTTCTCCGGAACTTCCAAGCTGCGTGCCGTTCACAACGGTCATAGGGTCAACGCTGGAGTTGTCGAACGTGGCGCTGGTTCCGAAATTTACATAGGCGTTTCCGGATTGAAGAATAATCGGGCCACCATGACTCGTGAAGCTTGCGCCGCCTCTAAACCATGGTCCAACAGCCTTCTTGCTCGCCACCTTTGTACTGTCGATTACAATCCCATTAGGGAGAGAAATCCTGGCCTCAGATGCGGCCGTGGTGCCGAGAGTCACAGAGCCATAAATCTCTACCGAGTCGCCGTTTCTGCGCCACCAGAAGTCAGGGCTTGAGGTAGTTCCCATGCCAGAGAACGTCGGCGTATAAGGCGCCCAATCGCTCACCGGCACGTTGGCCTGCGTGAGGTCGGGCTCTACTTTGATGTCGTCGAGATGGATTGTAGCCGCAGCGTCCGTGGTACCGGCGATGTGGAGCCCGATCCTAAGCTGCGCGGCAGAGGTCTGAGAGATGAAGGTGGCGTGAAGCGTTCCCTGTGTGCCAGTGATTCCTTGAATCACTGTGCTGGGCCCTAAAAGTGCGCTATTCGTCACGTCATAGGCGTAGGGAATGAAATCGCCAGAATTGATCGTTCCGGTAGTAGTGTATTTCGCTACGAGCCTGAAAGGCTGGCCCCGGTATCCACCGACAGAATTCCCGGGAAGGTTAATCAATAGCGAGCAGCCCTCGCCCTGGCGGGAAGCCCCGCTCGATTTTGTGACTAGGAGGTCGGCGGTGCCATTGATCGGGCTAGAAGTATTACGGGCACAGGTGGTATTTGGCGATCCACCCGTCATATCCACGGGGACGGTGCCGGCGGCGTCCGCATAGGCGGCCCACTCCTCGGAAGCTGTCTCGATATCTGAGTTATAGGTCTTCGTTTGCTGCCAGTTATTCGCGGCCGTGTCGAGGATCGCGATGTTGAACGCGCCCGCGCCGGCGCCTCCGCCAATCTCACTCTCCGTCCCTGCACTGGTCTTTTTATAGAGCTTGCCGTCGCTCTTGAAGTAGAGCGCATCCTTCCCGGATGCCGGGCTCGAGGGAGCTGAAACTTCGTTTAGCGTGAATCCATCCAACTGTGGCACGGCGCAAAATGAGGGATCGGCACCCGTGGATCCGCATAGAACCTGGCTGCTCGTGCCCACGGTGGTAGCCCCTGGAGCGCGCGTGCCCGCCCCAATAAGAACGCCATGATTTGTTAGGGCGCTCGAGCTGTAGAGATAACCAAATACAGATCCTGCCGAATTCTTCCAATAGGGGAATCCATCACTAGTGAGAAAATATCCGTAAACGGTTCCCGAAGCAGGAGAGCCTGGCGCGGATCCCTGTGTGGAAAACTGCACCGTGTCGGTCGGCGTATTCCTCGCCGAGGCACTCAGCGGCAAAAGAAGCGATAGGGCTAATAAGATTATATTCATCATACGATTTCTCCAATTCCATTCCAGTAGCTCTGGCGCCATAGGCTAGATCCGTTGTCCCAGTGAAAAGTTATGTGCGTTCCGGCCTTAGATCGGATCTGACCCTGTGGCATATGGAGGCCGTTTCCCGTCTCGAGCAGAACTGTGTCTGTGTCGCTCGTGAAGATGAGGTGCAGGAACTGACCATCGCGCGTGCCGGCAGCGATCTGCGGGTTCGCGGACATGTCCACCGCGCCACTATTTCCCTTCAAATACATCAGGCAATCCTGCTCAGACGAAGTCATGCCGTGGGCAATCGAAGTTCCGGCCACAGCTGAATATGGCGAGGCGAACGTATTTGTTATTCTGCGCCCCATAGAAAAGTACGTAGAAAGATAGCCCAAAGTAATCAGATCGTAGGTCTGTAGGGGCGTGCCGGGATCGGGGAGCGCTGAAGTCTCCCAGGCGAGGTTTACTCTGTAAAGTCGGCTTTCCATTTTCTACCTCACCAGCTGGCCGAATTGTCCTGCACGCCCTTTTGATCCTCGAGGGTAATGCTGACAGAACGGGAATTTTTATTAACTTCGGAGACGATCAGTTCTTGCTCCCTTTGCGTATTCTCCACGTAGGGGAATCCTGGCATGTGCTGTCGCGAAATCCTGTAGGTGGCCCCTATGTTCGATTTGTCTACGTAGGGAAGCTCGAAAGACAACGTCCAGAAACCCCTGCGCTCGCCCAGCAGAAATGCAAATCTGTCGGCTAGCTCTTGCGCATCCAGTGACGAAGAGATCAGGGTATCCAGCGTAAAGGTTTTCTTGATCAGATGCAGGTTTGGACCTGTGGGTGTCGTGGCCGTTGCAGTATCCCGGTCGGAGAATTCATTGCTATGCCGAACGTCCCGCCTATTGTAGGTGAGAGACACGTCGCTATAAACGTTGGCATAGTCGTGCGCAAATTCGAGATCTCTGTGGTTGAGCTCGCCAGCCGAATAGTCTCCGCTCCCAGGAAATGGAGCCACCTGAGTGATGCCCAGCTTCAACGCGCTCGAGTCCTGGCATATGGCAATCTTATACATGTTCGAGGAAAGGAGTTGATTCAGCACCTCAAGGTAGGTCGGGGCGGTTAGGGCGTCCCTCGTTGAGGGAATGACCAGGCCGATCGCATAGGAATCACTTTCAACGGCCTGAAACTGCGAGGTGGAAAGTTCGCTTAGAACCGGGAAAAGCGAATCGGAGAGCAGATGGAATATGGCGTTAATGGAGCGCGCGGAAACACCCCCGTTGTCCACCACTGTTCCCACAGGATCGGCATTGCCATATGAATCGCCCCCCACTCGCCCGTAGACAGTGCAGGAAATTTTCCAGGACGAAGGATCGAAGGGAGTTTCCAGAAAGCCCGACTCCACGTTATCGATCATCGTGAAGCCACGTACGTTGTTCACATCGTCGACAAGAACCGTGTAGTCCCGGCCGCCCTTCAGGCTGTAGACGTTGCCGATGGTGTCCTGCAGATCTATCCGTCCAATGAAATACCTAGTGGCGGTGTCTCCCCCAGAAACAGATCCGCCGCCCGTGGAATCGTGGTCGACGTACTTCGATGCCCGGTTGATGTTAGAAATGAAAACGTACTTATTTACTCCCGAGCGTTGGATCACCATTGAGTCGCCGATGCGGACCTTTGGCGTGGTAGTGAAATATGTTCTGGTATTCGAGTTTGCTCCCAGGGTGTCGATCGTATAGGTAAGCGTGCCATCTGTGCCGCTTCCATCAGATCCCTGATCGCGCGCGTGCGTGATCCAGACCCTGTTATTGTTCGTGGCCGGCACAGGATCGAAGTCCACGTTAATTGGTTTATAGCGCTCGAGAATCCCCCAAAGCCGGGGAAGGAAGGCATTTGCGCGGTCGGCGAGCACCGCGGGGTCAACAGCCGGGTAGGCCCCAGGAATATTCCGCAGCGTCACTTCCTTGTCGAAGAAGGAAATGGAGTCAGTGCACTGGATCTGCAGCGTGGGCCATTTGGAGGTCATACCGGCCGTATAGCCAGTGAAAACCTGTTTTACCTCCGAGAAAACGACACCGTCGTAGAGGTCTTCGTTGGCCAAAATATAGGCCTTCACTCCGCAGCGGTAAAAGGATGCTGCGTAAAGAATCTCGTTCAGCCAGCCATCGTTATTTTTGATGGAAAGTGCGCTCGAGTTCAGCGGAAGAAAGCCATAGATAGAATCTCTGGCCCCGACCTGAGCTACTGGAATTTCTTCCAGAGCCGGGATCCAGCGCACATTTTGGGAGGCCGCGGAAAGGGGATCGCGCGGACCTATGAAGGCCTGATCGGAAACGTGTATTTCGAATTCTACGGTTAGGCCTGCGTAGGTATTCGAATCCGGATCGCCAACGCTATAGGCGTAGATGAACTGCGTGGCGTGGTCGTAGTAGAAACTGTTGGCGATCACGTCCGCAATGGCGGTGGTGGCATTCAGTGGTGTGGCCGCATCATCCCACAACCTCGTCACGTAGCCGTGCGGGAAGGCGACTTTCCAGATATTCCCGGAATGATTCGTCCAGCCCGTCCAACGGAGCCGCGGCTGCACGATCAGAAGCGCGTGCTTCTCTTTCATAGGATCGGCGATGCTCGAATCCCATCCCGTGGTCATAGATCAGCCGTCTCCAGAAGAGCGTCGTATGGAAACTTGGCTCCGAATTCTAGGGTATTAGTTATGTCCTGTGGGTACTGCATATCCGGCCAGGCCTGCCGCCAGGCGATATGAGAAGATGCGTCCCCGGTATAGGCTGTGGGCTTCAGCGCCAGGTGGTAGAAGGTGCTCTTTTTCAGCGCGATATTCTGGAAAGTAAAGGCCTGCAAGCGGTAGGCAAAGTTTGCAGTATTGCATTCAGCCTGAGTATAGGCATCAGATTCGGCCAGCTTCCGCGAAGGTGTTCCATTCCTATCGGCCCAAAGCTCCATTCGGATCACACCGAATGCGGGGTTGTTGTAGTAGAAAATGCCCGCCACCACAGTGCGAAGAATCTGGTTGTGGTAGCCCGTCTGGATTCGGAATTTCTGATAGAGCGGTGGTATGGACGCGGCGGCCTCAGCTGTAGAGATCGGCTTCGCTATATGCCAAGAAGCCATTTAAAGCTCCTCTCTAATTACCCATTGCGAGGACCAGTTCCCCGGAGAGACGAGCCGAGATTCCGGCTCCTCCTGGAACTTCACCAGCACTGTGCGCCTGATTCCGTCAGTCGTGAAATGCGAGTCCGGGTCCAAGGCGATGAAGAATGAAATCGCCTTGGACTTCTCCTCCCAAGCCTGCTCCAGGGCTTCCATGTCGTCGTTAGTGAGCTTTTCCCATTGAATCGTATGGATGCGGGTCTTGGGCTTTTTCCCTACCCAGGCTTGCCCTGTTTCTGAGAAATCTACTATGGAATTGTCCACGGGCTTGGATGCATAGGGAAAGGCAGGGGCCCCGCGATCAAGGGCAATGTGCGTGGCGACGACGATGGCGCCTAGCTCTACGTATAGATCAGGATTGTCATTATCAATGATCTGCAGCTTCCAATAGCGGTAGCCGCCAGCCAGAGCCGCAATGCCAGCCGGGTTCAGGTAGCCAAGCAGGAAATCGCGCACTGTCACCGTGAAGCTCTCCGCGGGCGCGGACCAGGAATTAGAAGGGTTCGCCATGATGGTCACGGTGGCTGTCGGAGAAATGTTCAGGGGGATATTTCTATCGCTGACGGCGATGATCCCGGTGGGATTCACGGGAGCCCCGAAATCGAATATGAAAAACTCCTCCGTATGGATCCGCAGCTCGTCAGCCGTATATGCTGTGCTCCCCGTATCGTTCGCCGAGGTGTCGAAGCCCAGGATGGTTCCGAAAGCGGCGGCCGTGAGCCAGCGCAGCTGGAAGACCGAAGCTGTGCCGGCCGCGCTTTGGGTCAGGATGATCTTTCCCGTGGAAGGGTTCCTGGTGGCCGTATAGGTCGATGTGTGCGTGGAAGCCGCATTCATGGCTGCGGCTACGGCGGCGAGGAAAAGGGCGTCCGTAGCATAAGCACCGGCTGCGATGGTGGCCGTCAGATCCGCGCCGGCATTCACTTCGCGGAAAACGATAGTGTTCGATCCCGAGGCCACGAGCCAGTAGCCGGCCGAGCGCCAGGTCATCCTGCGGCGTTCAAGGTCGTAGATATTCGTGGCAGGGAAGGAGGCATTCTCCGATGAGACAGTCTTGCTCACCGCTTCCTCGATCAGGTTCTGATTGAAGACCTGCATCATACCTGATACCCAGCCTTCCGCGCGTCGAACATGATGCGGGCGAACTGCTGAAGGCCGATGGTCAGGTTGATCTCGATGGGGCCTGCCGTTTTTCTGTTTTCGTTTGCATCCAAATACTTTTCTAGCCGCCTTGTCAGGTCGGCATTGAAGATTTGCTCGTCAGCCCCAACCCGCGCGATAGCACCATCATTCTTAAATTTAGTTTCGTTCGGTATGCGCCCGCCTCCGGCGAATCCAAATAAATCGCCTACACCTTGAAGGATCGGCACTCCCGCAAATATGGATTGCGAGTCGCCTCCGCCCGTTACTCCTCCAAGAATGTTGCCGCCAACATCTTTGATTCCTTCAATGAGAGCATTTATGAAGTCCTTGGCTCCCTCTATTAGTCCATTGACGAAGCCTTTAATGATTTCTGGAATGCCGCGCACAATGGCTTGAATGATCTTCGGAACATCCTTTACGATCGCGATCACGATAGAGGGAACGGCGGCGATAATTGCTTTGATAATTCCTGGAAGCGATTTTATCGAAGCGTCGATTAGACGGGGTATCATCGAGATCAATTTGTCGATGATTTTCGGAGTGTCCTCTACGATCTGCTGAATGAGTACGGGGATTGATTCGGCAATCGCCCCAATAATATCTGGTATGGCCGCGCTGAACGCTTTTACTTGCTCCTTCACTTTCTCAGGGCCCTGAGCAAGGAATCCGACGATTTCTCCGACGAACTTTCCGATGATGGGCCCGAAGAATGCTGTGGCCACTCCGCCGGCAACGCCAGAAACAGCGTCTGCCGCGCCATCAGCGCCTTTCTTTATGGCACCGACTATCCCGGTAGCGATGCTTATCCCTAGACTTTTTCCACTGAATGCTTCAGTAAGACCTTCTTTCGCCTTTTCTCCAAGGGCTAGGGCCTGTTGCTTGAAAGCCTCTGGAATTTCTTTGTTGTTCGCTATCTCGGAAATTGTTTTGTCGATCTTCGTCTTTGCCCTATCAAGTTCCTCTTGGCCACTGATTGCCAATTTAATAATCCCAGAGAGCGGCGCGTTGGCTATTTCATTCAGCTTTCCCTGAACCTCGTTGTCCAGATTTGCTCGGAGATCAGCTATTTTTCGCGTGAATTCTGCAAGCTGTTCCGGTCCGAATTTTTCCCTAAAACGATCGGCAAATCCTGTGGTGGATGCGCCCACCTTATCTACTTCGTCAGCCAGATTTTTCGTCTGTTTTGCTGCCTTCTCAACGCCAACGGCAATCTTCTCGGCCTGCTTTGCGAGGTCATCGAAAAACTTTGAGCGGCTATCTGATCCTGTTCCGCGTATGTTTGCCAGATCAGTCTTAAACTGATCGAGGGCCTCGCTGGATCCCGTAACGGCTTGCAATAAAGCAGACGGAAGCCGGGTGAAGAAGAGGAGGGCCTCTTCCCCAATTCGCACCATCGTATCGAATCCGCTATCCAGCGCGGACACTGCCCTCACCATTATGGGAACGGCCTTCACGAATGCCACGAATCCATCCGTCACTAATTGGCGCAGGTTCGTGCCGTTCGCCTCAAACTGATTGTTGAGTTCTATCAGCCCGTCGCGAATTACTTTTAGACCGGATTTGATGGCTGCGTTTTCAGTAAAGAGTTTTCCAAGCGTTTCCAACAGCTCGCTGGCGGCGTTTTTAGTGCTGATCAGCACACCACCAAAGGTATCACCTAGAGCGGCGGCAGTACCTTTTACCCTCGCACCAATTCTCTCCAGCGCATCGCCGTTTAGAAGCGCCTCTAGGGTAAGGTTCTTCAATCCGGGGATCATTTTAGCAAGATCCTTAGAAACGAATCCGTTGAAAGTTTGGGCGACCTTGAGCATGGCGCCATTTAGGTCGCCATCGGTAGCTGCTGCCAAATCCTGGGCTACCTTTATCGCCCGGGTAGCCTCCGCATTGGTAAGCTGAAATTGCTTGGCCAGGCCAATAGCCGAAAGGGTGGAATCGTCCGTGAATGTGGTGGATTTCTGGAGGTTCTTTGCCAGAGCCTCGAACTTCCCCTGGGCGCCTCCAGCGGCATCTCCCGTCAATCTAAGCGCATTGGCCAGGCGAAACTGCGCTCGCTCCGCACCTAGTGCTTCTTCGATTGCATCATGAAAAGTCTCTTTGATGGTATCGACTACCGGCCCGATGACGCTTTTGACGATTTGAAAACCGTCGGCTATCGCCGATATAGAGGCCTTCATGTTTATAGAATCGAGCTGTTTTTGAGTTTGCTGGGCGAAGTTATTTATTGCAGCTCTTGCGGCTTTAACTTCTGATGCGACCTCGAATGAGTAGACCTCATTCATTTCAGCCTCTCCATATTCGACCAGGTAGCTTCACAAAACTCTAGAAGCTCGGCCTCGTCATCCAAAAGATCTTTGGCATTGATCACGATGCCAAGATCCTTCTGCGTTCTTCTCTTCGACCACAGAATCACCGCAGGGTGCCTCAAGGGCGCTTTTCCTTTCGAGGCCGCGAGCCCCGCCAATTCTATCCTTATCGCGGCCCTTACCCGTTTCCCGGCCCGAATCCATTAATGTACTTTTCAGCAAATTGAAACGGCATGGCAAATAGGTCTTGCTCGTGAAGCACGTCATCAAGATCAAGCTCGGCGCCGTCAGAAATGCGTTTCACCTTAGCTTCAATAATCAGATTCTTTGTCTGCTTCCAAACCGACATGAGGAGTTTGGCGTTCGCCGTCTTGGATTGCGCGGCGACATCATCGCCACCCATATCCATGATCCCTAGCTCAACCAAAATATCGCATCTGGCCTCACTCAACGGAACCTGAACTACCAGGTGACCCTCGTATCTCGTCTCCTTCACCTTTACCTTTTTCCCCTCAACTTCCTTTTCCACCTCTTTCTCGAAGCAGTCGGGAGTCCATTCGATGGTTCTTTTCTTTTCCATTTGCTCCTCCATAGAAGCAGTTCATGGGCCCGTTCGGGCCGGTGGTTCTATTAAACAAATCCTAGATACATTTCGGGCTGTCCCGAGGAGTTCACATAAGGCTTAATGGTGTACCGCATGGTCACGATTCCATTGTCGTCGCCCAGCTGGAACGCAGAGATCTTGGCGGTGGGGACGTAGAGGCCTCCCGATTTTCCGGCCTGCCAGTTTCCGCCGGACTTTGTCCCAAATGAGAATTGGAATTTTACATCCGTATTGTTGATGAACTGATCGAACTTTCCGGCGTCGTATCTGCTCATGGTGGCGACCACGGTGATTTCTTCTGACCGCTCATTAAGGATAGATCCGCCAACACCAGATTCGGCGTTGATGCATCTGAGGAGTTGCTTCGTATTCGAAACCTGCGCGCGGAAGCTCTGGACGCATATGGAATCATAGGCGGAGGCCGAGGTTCCGATCAAAACCTCCATATTCTTGGCCACCAGGGGGTCGGCCGAATCGTATGAAGGCGATAAAGCCGAGGTGAGGGAAATGGCACTAGCGCCGGTATAACCTGTTCCAGCGGCGGTTCCTGAATTGTCTGCGGCGTCAGAAAATCCAATCAGCGTTCCGATGTGGGTGTCGGTAAAATCCGAACCATTGGTGCCGGTTTTCCACAATAGCGAGAGCACCGTTCCCGTCGAGGTGATGGTGAACTTCCCAGTGGAATTGGAATATGAAACGGAGTGGGTTTCGCCGGAGTTAGCCGTATCCATTGCCGCCGCGATGGCGCGCGCAAGCTCATGCGGATTTTTATAGACCTTGCTCGGAATCGTGGCGGTGAACGTGCCGTCATCGTCCGTGAAGTTCAGTTTATTGTTCGTCGAGTCAACCCGTAGGGGATTGAAATAGTAGCTGGTGCCCTCAAGGGAGAACCCGAGATTGATGATCTGGCCGACGTTCATCTCTAGGTTCATCTCAATGGCGCGCGCACCCGCGATTGCCTCTAGGGCGCCACCATTTCCGCGAAGCATCCAAAGGGAAAGCGTCGGATGACCGGAATCCTGTGGGGTGTAGTAGACTGCCTTGCCGGCGCCGACACCAGATGCTGGCGCACCGGGGAGAGCAAAGTTCGGAGTGACATCGTTTGTCGAGAAACCATCCGAGAATCTAATTGAATAGCCGTTAGTTCCATCCTTGACGAGAATCGGAGTGCCGCGCGGAAACTCAGAGCCATTGGATGCCATTTTAAGCAGCGTAGTAGTGCTGGAACTGGTAGTTGAGCGCTGCGTGGAGTTAGTGGTGACAAGGCCGAAGAGCGCCTCTAGGAGGGGGCCCCAGTTCGGCGCCTGACCTTCCACGCCTGAATGCCTCAGATACTCACTAAAAGAGGCTTTTGGCTGTTCGATCCCTTGAATGGGAGCGGCCTTACCAATGCTCGAGCGGATCTCGGCATTCTCGATCGACTCTACGTTGGGAACGAACTCAAATCCCGGCTGAAGCGGGATGAATTGCGATCCCGAAGAAAGATCGATGAGTGTTCCCTCGGTGGATTCTTTCCTAATTGCAAGACGTGATGCGCGTGTATTTTCTGCCATTTATCCTCCGCTAACGCTCTGTGAGTATTCGACGACGAACTTGGCCTCGATATAGAAGTATGGCTTCTCTTCAGAGAAGACTTCCTGGTAGCCACCGTCCGAGTCGTATCGAAAATCGAAGCCACTCCCGCCGAGCGTCATGTCGGTAAAGGTGGTGGAAATCAAGGCATGGAGATCTTCGAGCAGCCCAAGCATCGCTGTTTCCCGAGTGGCCGGATCGCTGGCGACAGCCAGGGCCTCCCGCGTGAGCACTACCGAGAACGTACGGGCAAGGAAGTATGGCTGCGATATCTGCCTCTTGGTGTTCAGTCCCTCATCTACTCGAATTCCCCAGCCCTGCTTTAAAAGCGGCTCGGGGTTGTCTTCGAGGTGGTAGGGATTCTGCAGGCGCTTGTGACTTGGCAAAGCGGTGCCGACCAGAGAGATGAGTGCGGCGGCTACCGTAGTGATTTGGCTCATCGCCGCACCGCCATGGAAGTGCCAACTTTCTCCTCAAGAGCAAGCCGGCCATCACCGTCTTTGTCCACGTTGAAAACCAGCTTGTTCATGGCCTCCCTATACTTCTTCACGGCCCAATCCCTTCGATCCTCTTGGCCGGATCCAAAACTAGAATAGATGATCGAGGCGGCCTTATGGGTAGCGGCGTCTCGGAACTGGTCGGGATCAAGAATCTGATTGGGAGAGAAGATTTCCTGGCGCGCGCGAAGATCACGGATAATCTCCTCGGCCGCGGCCACATGCACGGCATCGAACGTAGGCGTGGATGTCCCGAAGAATGCATCTCGCACGGAGGATCGGTTGAGGTCGGCATAGTAGATGCCGAAATCGGAATCTTGGCTGAACTTATGGCCCACGTATTTCAGCGTGAAGACAGCCGCGCCGCTAAAGGTAAGCTTGGCCCAGAAGCAATTATAGATCTTGAGAGATGTCAGATCCGTCACCTGCTCGGTGGAAACCGCACGAGCCCATCCCTTGCTTTTTTCCGGTGCGAACATGATGAGGCCGCTTTGCGCGAAAACCTTGGCTGCAGGACCGGTGAAATCCAGCACATCCACCGCATCTTCCCAGGCAGCTCCACTCCAAATCTTCACCGCCGGAACGGCATCCACCGTGTTCGCGGCGCTCACCATAAAGAAGCGATGGTTAAAGGGAAAATCCGACCCTACGTAAATCGCATCCTCTGCCGCAACAAGGGAAAAGGATTTCCCCGAACCTTGCGCGTCCGACAGGTTACGCGTTAGGTCCGTGAGAACCGCGTTGTCTTTGTAGATGACGCGGTTGTTTAGGATCACGGCGCCAACATGGTAAGGCTGGCAACCGAAGTGGACGGCCCCACGATCACTCCGAGGTTCGCGATCGTGGCCACTGCGGTGCTGGGGAGAATTTGTCCGTACATCGTGCCTCCTTCATTCGCGCTTTAGGGCCAGTCCTACGAGACTTAATCGACTTGATATCCGCGCACGATCACGCGGAATTTTCCGGCAGAGGCGGTGCCCGTCACGTCAAGCGCCAGGTATTTTCCGGAGGCCGGGTAGTATTTCGCTTCCCAGTGGTTGGCCACCACGTTCGAACTTTTCAGATACGCGCCCTTGTAATCGGTACCCCAATAATATAGGCCGGTGGTCTCTAGAGTGCCGGACGCGCTCACGATGAACCCCGATGCGGTATCTGCGTCACCAAGGTTGAAAGCGGTAATGCCGGCAACCAGCGTGTCAACCACCACGAACACGTTTTCAATGACTGCGCCGGCGGGGATGGCCCACAGGTTGCCATCCGAGATCGGCTTAGGAGTGATGTAGTCGCCGCCGGAGTAGCTCGAGGAGCCGCCGTATGCGACATAAATCACGTGCTCGAAAGACTTCTTGCCGATCGGCGCCGCGGAGGCGGTTAATCCAGAGAATGCGAGAGAGAAAACGAGGAGCAGAGTGGAGAAAAATTTCATGACGCAAGTCCTTTCAAAAAGTGATGGGTCTGGAAAGTTTTTTAAAGCGAGGCTCGAGGAAGGAGAACCCACAACCCTCCCCGAACCCCGGGTCGGTTACCCGACCTTCACAACCCGTTTGCCTGCGGTGTCGGCTTGTTTGTTGCCGAAAAGCACGGTTTGGTTCACGCGGAAAGCGCGGACTCCGTCTACGCCAAGGTTGAACACCTCGGGCACGGGACTTTCCTGCACGGCCATCTGCATAAACACGGGATCCCACAGATAGGCGGTATCGCCGATCAGCGTGGTGAACTTCACTCTAAAACCAAGCACAGGGGCCGTGATCGAGCCCTGCGACAGAGCATTGGCATTCGGCGAGAAGTCCCGCGAAACGAATCCTGCGATGTTGAACAGGTCGTTATACTGCGCCACACCCAGGATCGCCACGCGCTGACCGTTGTCGGGCACGTTCTGCGTATCCAGCAGTTCCTTGCCTTCGAGGATATCCGCGAGCGCCAGAGTAGTGCCGCTGTCGAAGCTGATAGTGTGGTCGGGCGCCGAAGCACTCGGAACAATATCAGCCAATATGATCTGATCCATCTTTTTCATGATGGAGAAGAAGGCATGCTCCCGGAGCTTCTCTTGAGCTTCGAGCGATTGCTTTGCCGCCTTGCGGGTGATGATGAAGTCCTGCACGACTTCATGGTTCACCACCATCGGGATATTTGCCACGGTGATGGCGTTCGCGTCGTTGCGCGCGCCCTCGCCCAGATCCACCGCGTCCGGGAATTGGGGAAAGCTGGAGATGTTCACAGTATCGCCAAGCGCAGCGATCTCGCCCTGATAGTCCATGGCCACGCTTTCGGCCACGATCAGGTTTTCGAACAGCGTGGGATACCATGCTGCCGACCATACTGACGGGACAATCGCGTCGAGTTCCGCTGTGCTTTTGTGCTGCTGATCCATCTACTTCCTCCGTTGTTTTAGGTCTTCTGCGGCTGCATCCTCTCCAGGACTTTTCTGTACGCAGCCGGATCCTTCTGCCTGTTCGTAAACGCCTTGTTGAATTCTTCCCTTGATGGCTTGCCCGTAGCGCCCGTCCCGGTTCCGCCGGCGTTAATCACCGGATCGTTCGCGGCCTTGAACCAGTGTGGCTTGAGCTTCTTTGCCTTCTCAGCCCACTCCTTCGCGCCGCTCACTCGGATCAGGCCGTCGTCGGCCATCTTCACTTCCAGCTCGCTCATGTCCAGGGAGGAGAGATCCGGCATCGCCTCGGTTCGGATTCCCAGCTTCTGGGCCTCGTCCTTCACCGTCAGGAATCGCATCGTATTGAAGAAGCTCTTCGTCTTCTTCTCGTTGTCGGTCGCGAGATCCTGCTTTTCCTTCTCCGCCTGCTCGTAGAGGGCCTTGTAGTCCTCTTTCGCCTTGAGCCCGTTCTTCTTGAGGTCGTCAAGCTGCTTGGAAAACGTCGAGATCTTTCCTTCAAGTTCCTTGTTCTGGCGGCGCTGTGCCTCCAGTTGGCTCTTGAGGGTGGTTACCTCTTCGTTGCCTTCCGCGTTTGCGTTGGCGTTATTTTGGGAGTTTTGTTCGGTATTCGCGTTTGCGTTCGATTCGGCGTTTGCCTGATTGTTTTCCATGTTGTTGTCTCCTTTGTTTATCTGTCAAATGCTTTACTGGTTTGCGCCCGTCTTTTTTCCAGCGCGCCTTACCGCTTGTCGGATAATCGACAAGATGTCGGCTTTGATGGTTTCGCTGAAAGATTCGTTTCCTTTGGGGATTATTGGGCGAGGACGTTGCCCATTAGCGCCTTCGCGGTGGCCCTTTTCTTTCTTGGCCTGATCTTCGCTGAAGAACCCGATGGAAATCTTCACCCTTTTCCCGACCTTCGTTATGGTTGAATTAAGGCTGGAGAGAAACTTTCCGGACAGCGTGAGATTCACGGGCCGCGGCTTCTTCTGTGGGAATTTGCTCTGCACAGAAAACGGATATCCAGGGTTTTTCGCAGCCGCTCGTTTCGCGCTCGCGAGTGCCCGTAGCCTGCCCGCGCGGCTACCGCTCTTCGTCTGCCGGAGAAGATTTCGGGAGAGACGGGCTTCATTGCGCAGCCTGGCGCGAGTGGTAGCGCCTTTGTATTCGGGAAATCGGCCGGCCCCCAGAATAGGGGATACGCCAGCGCGAATCATCTGCAGCATGCGTTGGCGCACTGTGAAAGCTACTGATCCCGCCACGGCATTATCGACAGCCGCCTCGAGCCGGTCTACGTAGGCGTTAAGACTGCTCACCAGTTCCTTAAGCGTCCGGGTCGACATAGTCCTCCAGTACTCCTCGAAGTCCAGCTATGATTTCCCGCCTAAACTGCTGGCCGTTTCGGTGTGGCATGAACTCTCTGGCCTGCTCTGGATGAGGGCTTGAGCGGCCGTAGGTTCCTAGGAGATTACCCTCTGCTTTCGCGGCCTGGTCGCCACCCACCTCAACCACTACCATTCCGCCCTGCACGCGCGTCTCGAGCGCATCCATCATGGCGCCGGTTAATTCCAGGTTGGCGAAGTCGGCGCTCGACTCCTCTTCTTTCTTATGTTCGTAGCCATCAGAGAGTTTCTTCTTCCAATTCCCGCCGGCTACCGATGTCTTACCCTCCGCGCTGTAAAGCAGAATCTGCTCCTTCACGAAGTTGGCGGCAGCCTCAAGGGCTTCTCGGCGATTCGCCTCAGGAATTTCTAGGCCCGTCTCCGCGATCGGATCAAACTTGTAAAAAGCCTCATTCATGCGCCGCTCTGCTGCTGATTCTGCTCGGCCTGGTTTCCGCCATTAGGCATCTGCGCATTACCTTCACCAGACTGCGCCGGATTCGGCTGCTCCTTTTTAAACAGCACGGCGTACTTCAGGCGATCCGCAACGAGTTTTAGAAGCTTATCTTCAGCCTGCTTGTCCGTAAGGGATGGATCATCGCGTTTGATTAGCTCAACCAAAGTATCGATGCCAAGGTCTTTCCTTTTCTGCAGTATATCGACGCGTTCGGTTTCGGAGAGCACGACGCCGGCGGCATTGAACTTCGCATTTATCTTTGTCCCATCGAATTTGTCGAGCTGCTGCAGGGCGGGAATCAAGCGCTCGGTGCTGCGGTAAACCTCAAGCCAAGCAGAGATGATCTGCCAGAGCTCCATTTCTTTAAGCTGGAAATAGGCCTGGGCGTCCGTCACATCCTCAGTACTCTCTGACTCGTCGATCATCTTGGCTATGCCCGATGCCACGGTCGCACCATCGAGTTTTCCCTGGATGTTCCTTGGAGAGAGATTGTTGGTGGTCAGGAGCAGCGCCACGTAGGCCTCAAGGAGCTTTATCCAATTCTCGGTGTGAGGATCTGTGCTCTTGAACTCGAAGCTCGGTGCTATCGCCTGGCCGTCCTGCGTGATAAGTGAAATCACGTTATGCGGTCCAACCTCAAACTCGCCCTTTAGTTCATTCCCCGTATAAACGGGCTGGCCCCAGCCCTGTTGAGACAGGATGCTTGAGGCGTCGGTGAGTAGCACGTTCACTAGAACAGAGCCGTCGATCATGTCGTCGCCGCCTTGGGCCCAGAATTCCCCGTCCTGTTCGGTGGAGATGTTCGGGCCAGGCAGGCGCTTAATGGGATTCAGGAGATCTGCGGGTGATACGCCCTGAATTATCTTCCCCTCGCAATCAGTGGTGAAGTGGTAACGCGCCGTCCACCATACGAAGGCCTGTTTCCCGGCTCCTGAATCGCTCGGGGTGTCGGCTATGGTCTGATCGGTGCCATCTCCCACTCTATCGCCAGCGGAAGATCCGCCAAAGGCGCTGGCCCCGCGGCTTCCATTCCAGTCGGAATAGGTATTGCGATAGCCCATGGTGCGCGCGCCGGCGGGGAAGTCAGAGAGAATCAGACAGCGCGGTATCTCGTGATTTTGCGCATCGGGTATCACGTCGTATTGATGGGGATGCAGCGTGCGAATGGTGAGCGAGTATACCGGCTTCATTCCACCATCCGCCTCGGTTTCACCAACGATGATGGGATGCACGTAAGGGAAGGCGTTCCGCGAAAGCTGGCGGTATTCGTCAGCCTTTTTCATCGCCACCGTCACGCCCAACAGGTCAGATATCATCTGAATGGTCTTCGTGCCCATCTCGTCGTTCGGAATGGTGCGATCCACGCCGGCGTTATAAGTACGCGCCTTCTTCTTAACCATCTTCTTTGTGATGGAAAGATTTGATGCCCGCGGCTCCATGAGCTTCAAGGTTGAATCCTTGAACCCCTGTTTCCGCAAGCTCTGCATCACGTACTTCTTCGTAGCATCACGGAAAATCTCATAGCGCTTCAGCGCCTCGTTTTTTCTGTCCTGATTTTCCTTACCAAGGATCTCCTCCAGAACCTTTTGGCGGAAACCCTCGTTTAGTACGTCCTCTTCGCGGAAAATGTGAAACATTAGCGCAGTCTCCTTCCAAACACCTCGGTGTAGCTTTTAGTCACGGGAAATTCGTAGTCGGCCATGTTCTTGAAGCCATCTACCCAATGCGTCCGAAGGGGATCGCTCTTATCAAGATCGTGCGAGCCCTCTTTCGTTTTCACGCGCTCAAAGTCGCGGATGGTTTCGGTGCATGATTCGTGGATTAATACTTTCCCTTTGGCGAAGAGATTATTTGCGGCGTTCAGGCAATCGCGCACATTGATCTGCGTTTTATAGCGCTGTTCCGAAAACCCCTCGTCGCGCAGGATTTTAATGTCCGTGATCCCGCCCTTTGCCGAAGTCTTACGCGCAACACCGGCGGGATCGGGGAATACCACTGTTTCCTGCCAGCCAAATCCTATTTTCTCTTTCAACGCCCGGGCTAAATCGTAAGTGTCGGCGCCCGCCAGGTTCACCTCCGCAAAGGCACGAAGCGGGATGGGGTCGTCCGGCAAATACTGGTAGCAAGTCGCGGCCATGGGATGGACGTTGAAATCCACGTGCGCCCATACCGCGCCTTCCCCCGGCCTCCTTACCGCTTCTTTTGTCGTATGCTTTCTTCTGTCGAACTTGTGAATGGCGCGGCGGCCAGTGGACGGAACCCACAGCCCTTCAATGAACTGCTGCTGGGCTATGTCGTCGTAGCTGTCCTCGAGCATGCCGACGTAGAAATCGGCGGCGAACTTGTTATCCCGCGTGTTCGCATTGATGGCGCGTGAGCCCCGCATGGGTTTGTCGATGAACTTGTCATAGGCCCAGTTGAAATCTTCCGGCGTTCCTGATCCGGCTATTTGCGGGCGCGGAGCATTCTTTAGACGAACGCGACCGATGGCTGCCTTGAAGGTGTTCCATGTGAGCAGCGTCATCTCGTTTAGCAGCATCCACCCGAGGTTTGGGCCCTTGATGCTCACGCCGTCGTCTTCACCATGGAAAACGTAAATCTTAGAATTCGTCCATGGGAGCGTTATCACTCCATCGGATCGGTGGTAGCGATAGAGCACTCCGTTCTTACTGCACAGCTCATCCCAGAGTGGGAGCACGTCGCGCTTGAACATCTTGGTAGTTGGGCACACCAACCCGCCAGGTACGCCTGGGTTTGCATCCGCTAGCTGCAGTCCCTTAAGGCATAGGCCGTGGGTCTTGCCTGATCCGTATCCGCCGAACATGCCAAGGAACATGTCCCAGGAAGAGAGGAACTGGCGCTGGCCCGGGAGAAGCTCGCCTCGGATCTTGAGCCTCATGCGTGGCCCCCGCGAATCCGGTCGTAGGCGTATCCTGTGAGATATGTCGTCATGTAGCCGAGTTCAATGTCGCTGGTATTACGAACATCCAGCCTTGTGGACCTCTCTTCGTCACCTTTTCTGCGGACTAGCAATATCACCACGCAGGCATCGAACTGATCTGGGCTATCAAGAAACTCGCGAAGCATCTCGCGTATCTTTGCGTCCCCGGCGCCACGTGGATCGATCACGGCCGTAATCTTTTTCTCGTCACTCATTTCTTGACCTCTATGGTCTTCGGCTCCGGTAGCGCCAGCACCTTCTCCCCCGGTATGGCTGGCTCGAGGCCTTCGATCGCGAAGCCCGTTGGCGTCTGCGTAGGATCCGCGCTGCTGAGCTCGTGGCGGTCCTTGAAGCCCAGAAGATTCTTGGAGAGCCATATCTGCATCACTACATTGCCCTCTTGCGCTTTCAGCCACATGTGCCGGCGCAGGGACATCTTTCCCGTGGAGCGCATCTTTTGTAGTCGCTCCGCATAATTTCGCGCGAGCGTATCGCTGCTCACCCCAATGACGTCGGCTATCTCCTCATTCGTGCAGTGAATTGAAGCGAGCTTGTCCATGGTATCTAGCTGCTCTCCCGTGAGGATGATCTTTGGGCGCCCACGTCTAGCCATTCTCCAGTTCCGCCTTGCGGCCGGCCGTCGCCATGGAGGCCGCGGCCTTGATGTACCTATGAGCTACGTCGTTCATGAAAAGCTTCTCTACGCCGGCCTTCCCTCCAGATCCAGACAGCATATTTCGCTTCGGGATATTCGCGAACAGCCTGAGTTTGGATCCTAGATCCGCATACTCAGATATGAAGATGGGATGTGGAGATGCCTGAACCCAGGATAGAAATGCATCGCTGTCGAAACGGTTACGACTTCCTTCTCCATAGCCAGCGGTGCCTGAATAGGGAGGATCGCAGTAGATAACCGAGTTTTCCTTGATTTCTACATTGCGGTAGTCGAGATTCGAAAATTTTAGCCGCTGTAGCCGCTGTAGCTGCTGTAGCCGCTGTAGCCGCTGTAGCCGCTGTAGCTGCTGTAGCTGCTGTAGCTGCTGTAGCTGCTGTAGCTGCTGTAGCTGCTGTAGCTGCTGTAGCTCCCAATCTCTCGGTCGATTCGCCTTAATTGATCTAACCCTTTGAACCAAGTACATCCGTCTGGCCTTAGAGGTTTTCAATGTCGCCGGCCATGCCGATATTCCTGTGATCCTAGTGAATTCCGAAGTTATCTCCCCAAAGACAACGGCCTGGTGCCCTAGCTTTTTTACTTTCTGAACCTTGGATCCAAACAGATATGATTTTCCAGAATTCCCGAATGACCATATGTATTTTACGTACGGATCGTGATCTTTCTTAGACTTGAATTCTTCCGGTCCGATCCAGTCCGGCTTAAAGCTTTCAGGGCTATACTTTCCGTTTGCGGAATCGCGGAATAGGCGAAAGACCATTGGGTCTAACTCGTTATAATGAAATTCCTTGAAGTGGTTGCCTCGGGCCACCGCCATGTAGTGAGTCATGGCCCCGCCTCCTCCGAATAGATCGTAAAAGTTTTCGGCGCGAGGAAGAAGCCTGCCGATAAGGATGGCAATGCCTGATTTGCTCCCCATGTATGGGAACCCATAAGTCATTGTCCAAACCTATAGTCGCAGTTTGGACAGACGATTTCGGGAGCGGGTTTTTCCTCCGATGGAGTTTTATCCTCTCCGGGAAGAACGTCCGAAAGCGGAGGATCAAGATTGAAGTCCTTGATTCCAAGCAGATCCAGGTCGAAGTCGGGGCCGAGATCTCCTAGGTCGGTGTTGATTCCTGAAAGATCGAGCTTCGCCCAAAGCGCGATGGCGTTGTCGGCCTGGAGGTCGGCGTATTCCTGCTCGTCGCTTTCGTAATCCTGGAAATCCACGGGATAGTGGGTCCACCCCGCAAGTTCCGCGGCGAGAACGCGGCCGTGTCCCGCGGTGAGCTTGCCTGACTGGTTCGAGATTTTCGCAGGCGTGCGCGCGCCTTGATATTGCAGGATTTTCGCCAGTCGTTCGATCTGCTCCGGAGGATGTTCATTGCGGTTCTTAGGATGGAAGCGATCTTTGAGCTCAGCAATGGGCCGCAACTCGGAAAATACGCAGCGAATCTTGACTACCTCGTCAGTCATTGGCGCTCCCCTCAGCCTTCGATTCGGGACGATGCATTGAAACGGTTACGGCTGTGGAGAGGGCTTCTTTCTTCTCGTCCTCGTACCAAGCGGCGGCGTCTTTCTCTCTGCCGCTTTTTCTTTCCATGGCCTTGCGCTCGGCCTCGCTCATCAGTTGGCCGTGCTTATGCTCCAGGGCGATATGAGCGAATGCGTCCACGCCAACAAAGCAGAGGTTGCGGAGCATTTTAAGATTGAAGCGCGTGCCGAATTTCAGTTCAGCTATCCGCACCTCTCTAGCCAGGTTCTTCTCAACTAGACTGCGGCGCTCATGGCGCAGGAGGAACTGCACCACTTGAGGGTTTACCTTGAACTTGTCGCGTATCCGGTCCTCAAAGGCCCGGGAAATTAGCTGTGCGTGCATAGCCGCCTCAGCTAATGCTTACGCCGTCTTTATCGGTGAGCGGGCGAGCTTGGCCTAGTGGCTTGGCATCTGCAGATACACCCATGCCGGCCAGCTCCCTGGCGTTGCTTTCGCGCACGCCGGAGATCCAGGTTGGGCTGATCTCGTCGGAACCCATATACTCCCAGGTGTGCTGGTGCTCGTCGACGACCAGGTTGCCGGAGGCATCCTCCCATCCCACGAGTTCCTCTACCTGGGCGGTGCTCCCGTCCTTTAGTTTTTTCGTAACCTTGCGGTAGGGGGGGCCGGACTTGGCGACCGGATTTCCGTTCTGATCCACACCCCATTCGCACTTATGGTAGTGGCCATAGCCGAAGTCGGTCTGGGTCAGGTTTCGCCCGCGGTTGTCGATGGTATGGAAGAAATGCTTGTGCTCAAAATCCTCCAGCTTGGGCCGGAATGGCTGGTAGCTCACATTCTTCCTTCCCTTCTCGATCGAGGAGCGGAAGATGCGGTGGATGAATGTGCGGTTTGACCGGAATACGTCGCGCGTTGCGGGAGCGGATTTCTCTTGCGGTGTAGTGGCGGGAAGCGTGCTGGGATTTTCTGTCGCGGTGGTTTGGTTACTGTTGTTGTGGTTTGCCTGATTGGCTCTGCTCATCGGGTTCCTCCTCGGGCGTTTGCCCGTCAGAGATCAGGATGAGGAACTATAAAAGCATCCGCCAAATGGTAGCGTGAAAATAAATCATTTGGCAGGGGTCGATTCTTTTGATCTATCGCCAGTCGAACTGAAGACCGGCCTGGATTAACAGGGCCGAAGAATCGCTGTAGGGAAGCCGCGCACTGCCTATGTCGATATTTCCGCTGGTTGCGTAAATCCATGAGAGATCGAACTGGATATCCGTGTTCTTGGCTACCGGGATTTCCACGCCAAGGGCGGGGCCCACTATAAAGCTGGTCCCTGAGCCCTCTATTTGAAGGCTTGGTGAGGAAATATCGGCGTGGAATATTCCCACGCCGCTTCTAGCTCCGAAGTAGGCAGGTGAGCCGAACAGGTGTCGAGAGAAGATTTCCGCCGAGAATGCATAAATTCTTGAGTCGGCGTTTATGGATCCGATTCGCAAACTTTCTCCCTTGGTTTCAAAAATAAGTCCCATGGAAAATGTTCCCTTATCGCTCTCCACGAGGTCGCCGCCGACGCGGGCGCCGAAGACGAAAAAGTTATAGTTTTTCCTTGAAGTACTAAGTCCCTCGCCAGCCAGTAGACCAGCGTATTTATTCCCTCTCTTTTGAGGTTCTTCTTTCCCTTCGATTTCATTCTTTTCAGCCTGGGATTGTTTGGGCGGCTCGTACTTTCTCAAAAGATCTTCGGCTTTCTGGCTTGCCGAGAGATTGCTGAGCGCCAGTGAATCGCCTTGCTTGATGCCAGAAATGGAAGATGGTTTTAGAACGAGCATGTCACCGTCAATTTCCTTGACCTCGAATTTTACGCCGCTAGGGGACGATAGAGTCTGCCCAATCTTGATGCCCTCGATCGGGGCCTTCAATGTCGCCACCACATTCTCTTTGCCGACCACGGATACCTCGGCGCTTATTGGCGGATCATCTGCGAGGGCGCTAAAGGAAACGAGTGCGGTAATAACCAGAATTATCTTATTCATGCTGTGTATATCGGAATTGATTTAACTTACTTTAGTCCGCGAATATGAATTGAACTGGTGGGGATTGGTGCCGTGTATCGAATGGCCGCCTGGCCGCCATGATACTTATGGCGGAAACTCCATATTTTCTAAATAAATAATATTATGGGCCGATAAAAAATATATATGCTTCATAGAGATTATTCCGAAAAGGCGCTAGAAATCACCGACCAGATCATGGACCTGACCTGTGATCTAAGGAAGATTCTGCTTATGCATGAGCGCGAACTACGCGCGCTTCTAGCCCGCCGAGGGCTTGCTCTTATTGACGGCGGCGGCGATGGGGTCTCCGCTACGGCGGAGAGCGCGGAGGGCATTGCTGAGAGTGTCGTCGTCCATGTCGGGGGAGATGATTAGCCGAATGGCCTCGAGCCTGTCACCGGCGATTCCAAAATTTTCGAGCACTGCGATGGTAAGTTCCTCTCGAGTTGGATCACGTGGCGCAGCGAATGTAATTGGTTCATCTCCAATTAGCCCGGCAAGGTTAGTTCCTAGATGTCTAGCCAGCGCCCTTAGCTGATCAATTGTGGGGCCGCCCTCTTGATTTTCCGTCTGATTTTCCCATCGGTGAATCTGCCTCTGGTTGGTGCTCATTACCGAGGCCCACTTCTCCTGAGTCTCCCGTCGTTCAAGCCTAACCCTTTTTAGCCATTTATTTAATGATTCCAAGTGATTACGTGCCAGCACAGGAATATTCCCTTATGCATTTGACATAAACATGCCAAAAATGGCATAATTGTATTCAAGATGACGGACAGCACTGAATTACTACGGATCCAAGAAACGATCGGGGCACGCGACGAGGAACTCGCAGCGCTCGCCAGGCTTTCCAAAACGACCCTCCGCCGGGCTCTACGGGGCCAGGCTTCCGAGAGGTCAACACGAAGGGCCTTAGAGGCACTAGAGTCCTTTAGGGCGAGCCGAATCGACCATCTTACGAATACAAAGTGTAAGGCGGTCGGGTAGTTACCACAAAGCGTTACGCAATGCAACGTAAGGGATTTTTCCCTAGGGCACGGTATTGCCCGGAAAGGACGATAAATGCGGACATACGAGATTTCCGAAACCGATGTCAAAGCCATAGAAGAGGCCACTTTCGTCCTACGCGACCATATCCAGGCTAGGGGAGCACAGACCGAGGAATCCCTAGAAGAGACGCGTAAGGCGCTTTCTGGGCTCCTTGGTATCATTCCCAAGGCGGTTGTTTCGCCTATCCCTGCCCGCCCTTGGCGCGGGCCTGAAACTCCGGGGGCCGCCTAATGAAAACGAAGGCCGATCTAATTCGAATTAGCAGGGCATTTGAACTTCTTAAGTCAGCGATAGAGGCGGGTGAAGCGCATCTACTTCAAACATGTCCAATAGAGGTCAGCTACAACGGGCTTTACTGGAGTCCGAAGAATAAGCGGATTTGGCATGAGGCGAAAGACCGACCTTTGTCGGAGCTTCCCCTAACCGAGCGACTGGTGGCTGCGAAGAGCATACCAAGTTTTTTGGATCGTGCAGATACGAACACAGAAGAATTCTGCCGTGCTGTCGAGGATCTCCTGGGTCCCAAGGACCTGCCGAAGGAGGACGCATGAGCACACTCGAATACATGTGCCTGTTTCTTGCCGCCTATATTTTTGGGGCGTTCGTTCTAACCGTGATTATGGTGGTCTTTATCAAAAATATCGAAAAGGCACCACCCATGCTCGGATTTTGTATTGGCACATGGCCTATTAGCATTCCTGTTTTGTTGATATTGCTTTCTGCTGTTTTTACGGGAAATTTTATCAAGTCTCTTCGAGAGAAGCTCATAACATGAGCAATACCACTCTCCACGCCAAAGCCTTTAACGGCACCGCTCCTGTAGAGCGCCTTTGCGAGCACGACGACTGCAAGGAATTGGCGCCTTCGCGCGACGGCTACGACTACTGCGAGACGCACGTTGATTACTACTACTGCGAGTGCGGCCAGCGTTTGGAAGACGCGGCGGGTAGTCCTGGGGACGGTTTCTGCGTGAGGTGCCGATGAAGCCCGGCCCGATTACCAGTCTCTGCGCGCCCGCCTATTCCGCGCCGGTCTACAAGATCGAAAGCTATGTGCCTGGGCGCTACCGCGAGACGGTCGAGAGCGAATCCGTAAAGGAGGGCCT